ACGGAGATTGGCAAGCTCCAGTGGAAGCGCTTGCAGGACCGGGTGAGGGCATGACCGCCAAGCGAGCTGGGGGTCGGAAGAAGGAGGGCCGGGCGGCTGCCCAACGCAGGGCTGGCCAGTCTGCCGAGAAGATTCTCGTCGAGACTACCCAACTGAAGTGCCCTTCGGGTCATCGGCTGCCGAACCGCACGAACCACGGTCGCTGTACCCCCGTCTACTGCGCCGGGGCCAACGGGAAGCCGAACTCGGAGGGCAAGGCCCCCGGTGGAGCGATGGTCGCACTCGGGAAGATGGGCGCGGAGGTCAAGAAACAGCGCTCTGAGGCTCTCAAGATCGTCTCTGAGGCCGCAGACCGCACCATCGATGCCATGATTCCCGACTCCGTGCCGGGGTATGAGCAGGCTCGGGCTGCTGCGAAGGCCCAAAAGAGCGAGGAGCTGCTCAAGTTGGCCGCTGCGATCGGCCGACACGCCGCGATGAGGGCGTATTTCAACGTCCCGGAGGGCCTCGAAGGCGCTGCGGCAGAGGAGTACGTCCAACGGAAGGCGATGATGCTCTCCGTGGACGCTCTCGCGGTGTTCGAGCGGCAGCTCAAGCTCGGGGACGACTCCCAACAGCGTGAAGCAGCGCGCGACATCCTCAAGATGACGGGCCAACACCAGAAGGAGGCGGCTCCGAACGCCTCCGCAGTCATCATCCTCAACAATCCGACCGGCATTCAGGGCCTCCCGTACCTGAGTGCGGTCGCGAAGCGGCAGTTCGAGGTCATCGAAGCCCCCAAGGAGCTACCTGAAGATGCGAAAAAGCGTTCGTGAGAAGTTGGCGGACATGAAGCGCGCCAAGATGAAGGAGCCCGAGCGCCTGTCCGTGGACGAGATGCTGCTCAAGATGCTCGATCCACGTCCAGTAGGCAAGCGGCAGATGGAGCCGACGCAAAAGGAGTTCATCTACGACTCCTCGCCCGTCGCCGGGTACATGGGGCGCAAGGGAGCGGCGAAGACAAGCTCCGGTGCGGCTGCTGGGTGGCTACGCACGCTGATGACGCCGGGCGGGAAAGGCGTCGTGATGCGGAAGGACGGCAACGACCTCGAAACGACGACGATGAAGCGCTTTCAGGAGATGCTCAATCGCCTTCCGACAGGGGTTCTGTTGGACCGCAGTCTGAAGCCGCCCGCCATCTGGTACATCCAGCCCGTGCCGATGCTCCACCCGGACGGCACCATTTGGTGTGACGACCCCGCCATCATCACCTTCTCGGGTCTCGAAGCTCTGGAGGAAGGCGGCTCCGTCGAAGCAGACTGGACGCTGCTCGATGAGGCCAGTGAGGCCGAGGAGCGCAACTACGCCGCCACGCTGGGCTGGATGCGCAACATCCCGCCGTGGGCAGACAGTCTCGCCAAGCTGAAGAACAGCGGCTTCTACCGCTCGATGCTGCTGTTCAACCCCACCGACACCTTCCACTGGTTGTACACCGCCTGCACCGGGCTCGACCACACCGGGCGGAAGGTGCGGGACCCGTGGATCAAACTGTTCACCCCCACGAAGGGGGAGAACATGCGAAACCTGCCCGCCGACTACTACGAGGTGATGGCTCGGGGTATGCCCGAAGACCAGCGCATTCGTCTCATCGAGGGGCAGTGGGGCGCGTTCTTCGAGGGCGAGCCGTGCGTCCCCGAGTTCAAGATGGCGATCCATGTCAAGGACAGCCTGATGGAGCAGTACGACCCCTTCCAGCCGTTGTTCCGCTTCCTCGACTTCGGCTACCGGCATCCGTACTGCCTGTGGGCGCAGATGGACTGGCGCGGTCGGCTGCTCCACCTGCGCGAGTACCTCGGGAAGGACATTGAGATCGGCCCGTTCTGCGACCTCATCCATGCCAAAGAGAAGCTCTGGTTCCCTGACCACAAGGGAGGCTTCCAAGACTTCGGTGACCCGGCTGCCCGCCAGAAGAAGGACACCGGCAGCACTCTCACGGTGCTTGGGCAGCACGGCATTCAGCTCCGGTACAAAATCACGACCATCGAAGAGGGCCTTCAGTCCATGCGCGTGAACATGGACAAGCTGGTGGATGGAGAGCCCCTCTTCCAGTACGACCGGCTCAACGTGCCGATCATCATCAACGCTCTCCGTGGTGGCTACCACCGTGACGACCACGGCAAGCCAGTGAAGGACGGGTACTACGACCACCCCGTGGACGCCAATCGCTACGGCATCGTGAACCTGTGCTATGAAAGACATGCCAGCTTCTCTGGAGTTCAACCCCAACGCGGACGAGTACGCACGAGGTAGATGATCATGTACGACGCATTCCCGGTAGCCGAGCAGGGCAGAGGTGAGGAGGCGTTCTCGTTCTCGCAGACGCTCGCCAAGCAGTTTCTCCCCGTCCTCAAGAACCTCGCCTCAGACGAGAAGGTCGTCCAGCATGTGAGAGACGAACTCATCCCCACCATCAAGTTCACCCGAGAGGACCGCCAGCAGCTCGAAGCACAGTGGCGGGAGATCTCCAACATGGTAGACATGAAGCACGATGGAGGCCAGCGCTACTTCGGGCGCTCCAACCAGTACCTCCCCATCTACCGGCGAGAGCGCGACAAGCTGGTGAGCACACTCTCGCGGGGTCTCTTCCCGGGCCCCGACTACTTCGACTGCATCGACCGCGAGACGGGCGACTCGGACCACAAGGTCAAGTCGTACATGCAGTGGGAGATGGAGCGCAATGCGAAGTTGCGGATCCACATGAAGAAGTTTCTGTACCAGTACATCGACTTCGGCGTGAGCCCGATGAAGTATTGGTACAAGAAGAAGCTCGTCCACGAGGGCCGCAGCTCGAAGGTCACGGTGGACGACCTCACGCCGCTAGGACTGGAGTACAAGTTCACCAAGCGCTCGTACGAGGGCCTCGCCGTCTCGCCACGCAAGCTGGCGTACTGGTACATCTACCCCACTACCTGCGAGTCGATCGACGACGCCTTCCTCATCTTCGAGGACATCGACATCAACATGGGCTACGTGGAGGAGATGAAGTCCAAGGGCCGATGGATGAACACCGAGCAGGTCTTCGACGCTCAGCACATCGCTGAGCACAAGATGAACCAAGACGAGATGCTCGATCGCCGGGACCTCGGCTCCGTCCCACAGAACCTCGGCAAGATGTACTCGCTGTTCCCGATGACCGAGGCGTACACCTTCATGGTGCTCCCTCGCAGCGAGTACCTCGACGACGAGGACAAGGACTGCCCGGTGCCTGTGAAGGTGGTGCTCGTCGGAGACGCTGTGGTGGAGGTGAAGCGCAATCCCTTCTTCCACCAGCGTCCGCCCTACGTCGCCCCGCGCATGGGGGCTGAGGCTGGCGGCTTCTACGGCTCGGGGGTGGGCAAGACGCTGCGCTCGCTCCAGTGCCTCGCCAACGACTTCGTGAACCAGACGAACGACAACGGCATCCTCGCGATGAACCCGGTGGCGCTCATCAACCCCAACATGATGGTGGGTCCGCCCAAGTCGTTCGCGCCCGGTGTGCCGTGGTACGTCAACAACGTCAACGAGGCGGTGAAGTTCGACCGTCCTCCGCTCGACCAGACCAACCTCGGCCTCGCGCTGTCGCAGTTCGTCATCAGCCTCGCGCAGGACAACAGCGGGGCTCCTCCCGACCGTACCGCGCAGGGTCGGGGCGCCAAGACGGCGACGGGTATGCAGATCATGCAACGCAACTCGATGGTCCCCGCGCAAGACATGGTGGAGGACCTCGAACAAGAGGCGATGGTGGAGCTGCTGCACGGCGCGTGGATGAACGCGGTGCAGTACCGCGACGCCACGGTGATGGCGATTGCGGGAGGTGGGGCCATTCAGGTGGAGCCCGCCGACCTCGCCATCGACGCTGAGTTCTCGTGGGTGGCTTCGACCCAGACGCAGAACAATCAGGTGCGGAGCCAGCAAGCCATCAGCCTCATCCAAGCCATCATGCCGGTGGTGCCGCTCATCATGCAGAACGGCTACGTCGTAGACTTCGTGGCCCTCGTGAAGAAGATCTACAGCGAGGGCTTCGGCTTCCAGAACTTCGAGCAGTTCATCCGGCGCGCGCAGGCGGCTCCCGGTATGGGTCCGCCGATGCCCGGCCAGATGCCCGGCATCCAAGCTGAGCAGGGCGACAGGATGCGCAGCGCGATGGAGCAGGTGACGGGGCAGGGGGGCGGCATGGAGGCGCAACCCGGCGAGGCTGAGGACTTCATGCAGGTGCGCGAGGAAGCTGACGACCTCGCTGCCATCCTCGGTGGAGGAGGTGGCATGTGAAGTCCGACATCGACCTGCTGCGTGAGCAGATTGCTGCTCTCAACGTCCTCATCCGTCAGCCCGGCTACGCTCTGATGATGGAGGAGTTCAAGAAGGCGGCAGCGCACTCGTACACCGAGATGACGACCAACCCAAGCCCTCACGAGGCTGCCAAAGCCATCGGCTCCTACCACGCCTGCCTCAACGTGACTGCGTGGGCCGGGCGCATGAAGGAAGCGTTGGAGCACCAACTGGAGATGACGATCCAGTCGGAGAAGAGATACGGGCGGGGTAACGCCCTACCCTAGAGATACTTGAGTCGTTGACATCGCATATGCGCTCTTGTGTCATGAGTTCGGGTGCCGCCGACCCTTTCTCGGGCGCAGGAGCGCAACATGGAAAACGAAGACCAGAACGACCCCAACGCTCAGGGGCAGCAGGCTGCGGCTGAGACGCAGGTTCCCCAACCTCCGCAGACCGGTGAGGGCATCCAGTCCCGCATCGATCAACTCGTGGCGAGAATCCACGAGGGCGAGCGGCGTCAGAATGAGCTGCTGGCCAAGAACACGGAGCTGATGCAGAAGCTCACGGAGCGCAACCTTCCGGCGCAGCCCGCCGAGGAAGCCCCTGAGATCGACCCCGAGGACGCGAAGAAGATCGACTACTTCGTGAACAAGCGCACTTCCGCGCTGTCCCAGCAGGTCGAACAACTCACCGGCACCCTGAAGCAAGCCCAGACGGGAGCCGCAATGGCACAGGTGGAGGAGAAGCTCTCCAAGCTCAAGAACCCGGCAGTAGCGGCCCGGACTCGTGAGCTGGTGGCGGCGTGGCAGAAGGACCCTCGGTTCGCTCACGCGACGCCGAACGACGCCTACTACCTCGCTCTGGGTGAGGCTGCAGAGGGCAAGCTCGGTGCTGCCTCGACCAGCCAGACCCAGCGCACGGCTTTCAACGACGGCGGTGCTCCGGTTGCGACCGGGCACGGCGGGTCGCCCAAGCCGATTCCTCCGGGTCAGCAGCCCATCGAGAAGCAGCTCGAAGCGGCTGACCTCAACGAGATGTCCTTCGATGACCTGACCAATCTCACCCGAGGACTCGACGCGAAGTTCCCCCACGGCATCCCTCTGTCCGACGACTGATCGGCTGAGGCTACACACAAGAGGAAAGAATCATGTCAGGCGAAATGACCAGTACCAGCACCCCCCAGACCGGCGGCGCACTGTCGCTCGACCGGCGCAAGGCGGTCGCGGCGAAGCTGCTCCAGCGGGCTCACCTCCGTCTGGTGGCGGCGTCCATCTGCGACCGGCAGACCCAAGAGAAGGGCACCGGCACCACGACCACCTTCGTGCGCTACACGCGCATGAACGTGCCGCTGGTTCCGCTGACCGAAGGCACCACCCCGGCGAACAGCTCGTTCGGTCCCGAGGTGGTCACGTCCAGCCTCGACCAGTGGGGCGACGTGGTGACCATCACCGACGTGGCGCAGCTCACGACCCTGCACCCGCTTGTGCAGATCGCTCAGACCCTTCTGGGCGACAACGCGCAGCGGGTCATCGATCGTGAGGTGCAGATCGTCATGATGGCAGGCACCAACGTGATGTACGGCGACACCACCGTCACCACGCGAGCGACCATCACGCAGTCGATGACCATCACCGACACCATCCTCCACACTGCGACCCTCACTCTGTCCGAAGCCGGTGCGCCTCCGCGCCTCGGCCCCTCGAACATGAAGGAGAACGCGATGGGTGGCCCGGCCACGCCCGGCTCCATCCGTGGCGGCGGACACTACCTCGCCATCTGCGGCGGGCAGATCCTCCGCGACGTGATGAAGATGGCGGCTGCCTCGAACCTCTGGGTCAACGTGGTCCAGTACCAGACCAAGGAGAACGCCTACAACGCGGAGGTCGGCACCTACCTCGGTCTGCGGTGGGTCGAGACGAACTTCATCCCGAAGTTCGCTCGCCTCGGCAACAAGACGACGGCTGCGGCTGCGGGCTCCAATGCGGGCGGCATCACCGGCCTGACGCTGGCGGCTCTCGACTCGCCCACGGGCGGCACGCTGAAGTCCAGCACCACCTTCTACTGGAAGGTGACGCGCAAGTCGCTCCAGCGGGGCTTCGAGGAAGACATCTCGATCGCCCACAGCACGGCGACGGCTGCCACGGGCGACGACGAGGGCTTCCGGTTCACCTTCCCGAGCACGGCGGGGTACGTCTACAACCTGTACTTCGACAACGTGGTGGACGGCGGCACCGGCATCGACACCGAGCTGGGTCTCGTGGAGGAGAACATCGCGGCCAGCGCAGTGGTGGACGTGCTCGCGGAGGCGACGGGCGACAACCCGCCCTCGAACAACCGCGTGGCGGGCGGTGACAGCACCGACCCGGACACCATCCACCCGGTCTTCATCGTGGCTGAGCAGGCGCTCGCGTGGGTCGGGCTCCAGAACCTCCAGACCTACATCACGGGTCAGGGGAAGGCGAGCCCGAGCGATCCCCTCGCTCAGCGCACGACCATCGGCTACAAGTTCATGGGCAAGACGTGCCGCCTCGATGAGACGCGGCTGCTCCGCATGGAGCTGCCCAGCGCCTTCTAAGGCTGGTGGGTAGTTTGGGCCCTTCACATCTCCCGCTGGTGTGAAGGGCCCGGTAGTACCCACCACCCTAGAAAGGGCCGATCATGGCAAAGAGTGACAACAAGAACCCCGAGACTCCCTCCTTCGACGAGGAGGCCCTCAACAAGCTGGTCAACGAGCGCGTGCAGCAGGCGCTCGACGAGCAGATTCCCGCCATCTACGCAGCCGTCAAGCGCTCGATGGAGAATCTGCGCCCGGCGACTCCCATCAACCCGGGCCGCGCTCCCGGTCTGCCCACCGAGCGGTGCCACGTCTGCCTCCAGCGCGTCGTGGCCTGCAAGGGCGAGCACGTCGAACTCGTGGTGGCTCCGCGCAACCGGCGCTACTACAAGGACTTCCCCGGCATCTGCGTGAACGGCGTGCTGTACCGTAGCCCGAAGATGAGCAAGGCCATTCCGGTGCCGAAGGAGAACCAGATCGCCTACATGGTCAAGATGTGGGAGATCGGGGAGGACGAGCTGCGCACCGGCCGCACGCTCGACCACGACTCGGGCACTCTCAGCCCGCGCGAGAACAACAACCGCCCCCGTGCGGCGAACCCCATCGGGTTCCGCGAGCTGGTTGGCTGAGGTGACCCATGAGTTTGACTTTGGCTCAGATGGCAGCGGAGGCCGGGCTGATCGCTGGCGACACGTCGCTGGCGACTCGGGTCAAGGCCGAACTCAAGCAGTGGCTCCGTTCGCAGTACGCCGGATTTCTCTGGCCGTTCCTGCGACGTGAGCTGGCCTCCATTGCCCTTGCTTCGGGTGTGCAGCGTCTCACCTTCGGCAAGGGCAGTGGAGGGGTCACGGAGGAGGTCCAGCGGATCAACGACCCCATCCGCATCTACACGAGCAACTACAGCGTGCGCGACAACGTGCGCATCCTGACTGATTGGGGCGACGACACCACCATCGACGACAACATCGTGGACCCCTCCACCAATCGCGGGCAGCCTCAGCGGGCCCGTGTGGTGGCTGACTCCGCGCTGCACGGGAAGTGGAACGTCATCTTCGACCGTGTGGCCGACAAGGCGTACCTGCTCGAACTCTCCTACTTCATCGTGCCTGAGGATCCGGCTGACGCTGATGTGCCGCTGTACGCGAACCAGCGCACTATCATCCAAGCGGGCGTGGCCTTCATCCTCAAGTACAAGAAGTCGGAGGAGTACGACCGCGAGCTTCAGATTCTCGTCTCGCAAGTGAACGAAGACCGGCTCAAGTACACGCAGGCTCCGGGCATCAACGACACGCTGGGGCTCGACTCGCGCACCTACAGGTGACACATGCCGACCGAGATGGTTCCTCTGGAGTTC